CAAACTCCGATTGCGTAATTTTGCGGTGGTTACGCGACAGTTGAATTTCGCTAATTATCGAGCTTATGAATATCTTGAAAATTTTGTTCCTGATAAGTTTTCGACTGGCGTTCGTGATGAGGAGTTGATTGCTGAATTTCAACTCATGACGCCTGCTAAGTTAGCAGCGTCAGAAGAGGGTCTGCTCTTTACTGAGGAAGAGCATGGCCCTATGCGGGAGAATGAACATATCCCGCTTCCAGGGGGCTACTATACTACTATGCCTAGAATTCCGTTACATCTTACGGATTATGATGATATAGTGGTAGTACACCCCCGACTCCCTAATAGAACCCCATTCCGTATGCGGGTTACCGATAATGACGCGTTAGAGTTACCTACAATGCCACTTTTCGGTGATCCTCATCCAGAGTTTATGATCCCCGGTACAGTTACTAATCTGAATCAGTCTGTCACAACTAGGTTGTGGCAACGTAGACATGATCTCGGTACAGCAACTGATGACAGGGAGGTGTTTGAAGTCCATATTTCTCACGCACATGATGTTAGTTATCTTAATTATCTCTATGACAATGATATTAATGTCGTGTTTGTGGAGGATAGTGAAGATAGTGACTCAGACCAGTCCGATTTTAGTCAGGGGTCGCCTCGTTGTGATGGCGATACCTCTGGCGAATTTGAGGAAGTCTTAATTCCTACAGGTTCCAAAGATGTGGTGTTAAATCGCCATGCAATGGATACCTTAGTTAAGTCTGGTCGATCATCACGTGTTAAGCGTCCTCCAAAGTGTGATGATGAAGATGATTTTGTGTCTTACCATTTAAGTAAAGTCCACCCTAAAACTTATCGACAGAAACACCTTTATAACACTAAACCACTTACGCTAGCCAAGCGTATTTCTGAGCCTCAGGCTCCCACGCTTGTACCATGTGCAGATCATCATTATTATAAGGCCACTGGCTTTATCGGTGATGATGCCGCTGGACAGCTAGAAGAGGTTCATTTATCAGTGCGCGGACACCGTACGTTGGATCACGCAATGGGCTTGTATCGTATATTTAGGGACGTTTATAAAAAACGTGTCCCACTAAATTTTTCTAGTCTTTACTCGATTTGTTATAGTCTTTTTCTTCTATTTACTGGTAAAACACCACTTGAATATATTAGTTTTGAGGGTTGGAAAGTACTCATTGCCAATGATATCTTAATCAACCCAGATAAGTGGAAGTTCACGGAGTTTGAAACGCAACGCGAGGAGACTCGTTATGCTCACGCTGATCCGGTCCCTGAGGACAACAATGAACCCGATTTAGTCCCCAATGGGCTTTTTGGTACGTTCGCCGACCTTGGTACACACATTCTTGGGTCTCTTGACTCTCTAGTAGACTCTGAGTTGTATCACCGGTTTGTTCGTTTCTTAGCCGTGCTTGTTGCTAAGGGGTACATGGCCGACACAAGTTTTGATAATTTATTTTCAACTACTACTGGTTTATTGTATTCCAGTGTTAAGGTTAATGTTACCCCGTTGTCATTGATAACTGATGTTGGGAAATTTCTCGCGATGATTCTTAAGAAAGTCGACATTCTTTATGAGAATAAGAATGTCTCATTCGAAGAACTTTTGTACTTTCCTGATTCATATCAGGATTATATTATGAAACATCGTAGTTTGTTATCACGCAGTGTTCCTTTCGCGGAGAAAGCAGCTTATGCTGCCGAGTGTGAGAAACTGCTTGTGTTCGCACGTAAGTTGCGTAACAAACTAGAGAAGTCACCACGCAACCTCAATATCGTACGTGTTATGGATCAGCGTATTGCTGAAATAGAGCGCGTATATGATAAGACCCTTTCTGATGTCTCTGCAGCTACCAATCGCGTAGTACCTGTTGTATTTGCGATTCAGGCTGTTAGCGGCGTTGGTAAGAGTTCTGTCATGGAGCAAACTATCCAGTTCGCTTCTGGCTCTGCTGGTATATCATGTGGCGTTGAAAATAGGTGGCACAAAAACGATGGAGATAAGTTTGCAGATGGGCTTGAAGAATCTACGCGTCAGCAGATATTTATATTTGATGACGTTGACTGCTTCAAACATACTACTGTAGAATCGGCTTCAGCCCAATTGCAAATGTTAATTAGAACCATTAATAATGTTCCCTATTTAACTAATCAGGCTTCACTTGACTCTAAGGGTAAGCGATTTGTTCAGGCTAAGGTGGTTATGTTAACTACCAATTCTTTAGTTACATCACCTAATCCCTTTGGAATTGCGACCTACTATAAGCACACTGATGCTGTATATAGGCGTATTCCTTTTGCGGTTGAGCCCCGTGTCAAGAAGGCCTTCCGTGTTATGGAGGGTCAGGTTCCTCGATTAGATTCGTCCAAAATTAGTGAGTATAAGCGCGATCCAGAAGCGTTTTGTACTCGCCATGGTTTACTGCGGATGAACCACGTCTTGATGGATTATTGGGAATATGACATTTATAAGTATATGGATGGTAAGTACACGCTTGTTTCCACCTTTACAAATGTTGAAGATTATGCTGTTTTTGTGCATGAAACCACAAAGCAGCATTTTCTACAGCAGGAACAAGTTGTCAGTGCTCTGAGTGTTGATGTCACAGGAGGTTTCTGCGCTAACTGTAAGTTACCCGGAGCCTCTCATCTTCCGCGTTCGGAGAATGATACTACACTTGTTTGTGGTAATGGAGATCCATTTATTCCCGACAAGTATGTTGACTTCGACCGTATAGCTGAGATTGCTGCACGCCAAAATTTAGTGCCGACGTCCAGTCGTGCAGTTAACACACTTACATGCGAGATGTTTACGTCAGTCATGGCGGTTATGCGTGCAGGTTATGTGCCAAGTCTCTGGGTATTTCTTAGTCCGATTTACTTTTGGTATGGCATACCTGGTGTGTTATTTGTCACACTCCTGGTTCTAATGTTATACTCACGAATGGGACCCCGACATCTTTATTATATTTATGATGTGTTGCAATGTGCAGCCTTACAAATTGAACACGAACTTAAGAATGATTTTGTCAGAACACATTCTGAAGTAGTAGAACTGTGCCTACAAAATTATAGGTACTTGTCGGACGAAGCTCTTAGTGCGTGGCTTGCGCACGCAGCACAAGCTTACAAAGCTAAACTCATGCGCAATGTGCATTTTTCGATTGTTTACGAGAGATATCAACATGCACTTAAGGTGTTAGGTATGCTAGCTGTCGGAGGTTTAATATATATGTATTTCAAATCTAGTGAACAAGAGTTAGAGCCGAATGGCGCTGCACTCGTTAAACATAACGTAGATTTCACGGCCTCCACATGGAGAAGTGAAATGTCAATGCAGAAAGCTCCAACCATTGACGTTGATGTGAAGATAACCTCACCAGATCAGATGAAGGACACGCTATTGAGCCGCATGCTGCGTATATCTATACAGCCATGTGATCGGAATGGGGATGCGCTCCCTGGGTGTAAAACGCGACATGTTAATGCTGTCTGTGTCAAGGGAGAGATGCTTGCTTCGGTAATGCACGTCTTCCGCCCAGACTATAGAGATGGTACGGAGTGTGAGTACCCTATTTTCGATTATTTTCGTATAGATTGTTATAGGAAGGATAAGAGCACTGGTAGGTTTCACGTACAACGTCAATGTGAGACTATCATTTCTAGATCTATGATGGTTTTCCATGATAAACTGGATCTTGCTTTCTTTACACTTTCCGTACCCACGCTTCGATCTATTTACAAGCTACTCCCCGAGGGGCCTGTGATGTTCACAGGTAAAGCAGCTAGTTTTGTTTCTGTCTCGAGCAAGACTGGTCTTGCCAAGGAGCTTGGTCGTAAGTGTCTTAAAATGAGTAATTCTCAATACACTTGTGGCCATGCTCGTCAGGGGCTTACATTTGACACTACTGGCTTCATGCAGTGTGACTTGCCGTCACTTGCTGGAGACTGTGGTGGGCCGATGTATGTAATTGATCAAGATCACTGCTGGGTCGGCGGCATCATATGTGCTGGAGGTAATCCTGCACATAATAATTATGTTACAGCGGTTGCTATACCCATCAACCAGGCTATTGTTGACGAGTATTTTGACCGTCTCGTAAAGATTACACCAGACATTGTTGCTACCAATTTGGCAATTGTTCAGCGGCAATCGTTTGACGTCGACCTTAGACTCACTGACCCCGTTCCTAATAGTGTTTATAACACCATTGAGGATGGGTGTGGTGAGTTTCAGGCTAGTACAAACGTCCTTCGTAAGAAAAGATCTCTTAGTAAAGTTACTAGAAGTGTTTTCTTTGAGGACCTTAGTGCTGAATGTCCTGAACTTGTGTCTGATAAAGAAGCACCGGTTATGAGGCCAGTATGTGTTGATGGTGAGTGGCGTGATTCAATGCACACTTCTGCTGTCTTAGCACTTACTAGAACCGTAGCCTTTCCCCAGTCAGACCTTCAAAGTTGTACTAAAGAGCTATTAGATCACATTATGAGTAATCCTGCTGTGAAGAGAGATGTGCGTACACACGTGCAACCTCTTGATTTGTATCAAGCCATTAATGGTATTCCTGGCTTTGCAGCTCTGACTAGTCTCCCAATGAAGACAGCGTGTGGTCCACCTTTTACAGGTGCCAAGCGGAAGTTCTTCGTGGAAGACCCCCGACCCAACTATCCTGACGGAGTTATGCTCGATGAGGGTATGTTAGCGCAGTGCGTGAAATTGGAGGCAAGTCTACACACAGACTTTTGTGCCCCTATGATTAGCGCTGCTACACTGAAGGATGAACCTATCTCTCCAGCCAAAAATCAGGCCGCTCGTGTTAGAGTATTCTATGTAACTAATTTTCTATACAATTTACTTGGTAGGAAATATATGCTTACGACTCTACGAGTTATGATGATGCATAGGGATATCTTTTGTGGTATGGTCGGGCTCAATCTTGAAAGTTTAGAGTGGGCCTCGTTATACCATCAGCTGACTAAGTTTAAC